CCTTGGATCACCCCCGGAGGGGAGTCCTACCGGCCTAGTGGCCGATACCATCCTCCGTGTGCACCCTACTCATCTATGAGAAGGTAAGGCATCCACGAAGTGCGTTCCCCGCAAGGTACTTGAGGCTGAGTCATCAGCTTTAATTCCTTGTGCGGATCTACACGGATTGGAAGTTCCGTTTCCGTAGTCTCTTTCATCATGTACCAATGCACCAGGCTGCTTAGGCCTGTGTAGTTGTGCATAGATACAGTCTTAGGAACAATACGATGGCGCGGGGATTCCCCCGTAACCAACGCTCCAGGATCCAAAGGATCAATTCCGCCCCGAAGGACGGCCGGAATGTACCGAGACCACTTTTGGTGGAAATGAGCAAGCTCTGGTGTCGTGAAGAAACCAAAGCCGCGCCCATCCCATTCCAAAAGGTGATTGAGGTGGAGTATTAAGTCTGCCACCGTTGAGACTTCCCTTCGGATATAGAAGGGAGAGACGTCGAAGCCGTTATGGTAATGCTTTCCGCAAGATTCTCGGAAAGGCCCCGTCCAAAACGATTTTTCCGGGTTCACTTTGAACCCTAAGTAATGGAAAAGTCGGATCAAACGAGGAACTATTGCGCAAGGCGCAATTATGTCGTCACCATAGACGGAAATGACCCCACGAACACCCGATCGCCTGCATGCTACACGCGTTATAGCGTAAAACAGCAGGGTTTCGAGTTCGAAAGTGAAACCGTTACCCATTGATGAGATCATCTCTAAAGTATGAGACTCTCCATCAACAAGTGCGGCTTCAACCCTGAGGTCATCCAGCAAGGACCACCAATCAAACGGTAGCATATCTATGATAAGCTGCCGCGAGATGGAGTCCGAGGCACTGCTCAGATCGATCGTGGCAAGCCCTTTAGAGGGGCCCACACGAGCGAGGTTTTGATTGCGGGTCTGGTCTTGGAGATCCAAGCCAGCCCTTAATCTCAACCGTTGTCGGATATGTAACCCGACAGCACGTTGCAGTAGCGCATTGCCTTCCGGCTCTTTACAAGCCGATCGGTCAATGTCTGTCTTCTTCGGAACGGTAAATAGCACGCTTTCGTCTCTAGGGACAAGACTGTTAATCAAGTCCCTATCAGCTAACGCTGACCCGGAGGCCAACGCGAACCAATGCTTTATCGCAGAGTTGGAAATGTGCATATCACCCTGAAGCTTGTGTAAGGCAGCCACTGCTGACCGCCTTACACGGGTACTGGCTCCGTTCGTGTATATCGCCCCGGTATCCCTGAGGATACTAGGGTACACGATTGGACCAATAATATGCGTCACCAAGGACCGAACGTCTGAGCACAGTTGCTCATACGAGGTCCACCCAAAGTCCGTCTCGGAAGTATAGAGACGAACATTGGTGTGCGCATTCCTGGCTTCGGTCGCTAACCACTTTGTGATAGCAGCTTGACGACGGACTTTCGCAGGAGTAGTCGTTGGATCACAATATTTAGAAAGGAGTTCCTTCCTAAGATACTGAGCCTTAAACCCCTCCGTTGGTAAAGTCTCCAGCAGTTCACGAATGAACGCTTTTGACAAGCCCGCGGGCAACCGGTTGTTCAGCTTATGCTTCGCAACCGGATCCGTCAACCTGACCTTCTTACGGTTAGGTCTCTTCGACCTTCGCTTTGAACGAGGATCTCCCATCTGCTACTCTTACGTAGCAGACAGTGGAGTGTCAGTCACAGACCAGCACACTCTTAACGCGTCTCGAAGGAGCACAGTTTCGAACATGCTTTCACAGCATGTCGTTGCCGTACACCAGTCTACCTGTATCAAGTCTTCGCGGGTTGCGAAGTACTGATGAGCAGGCAGAGACGAGAGGAACCCGCGAGTGTCTTCAGCACGCTGAAGACGATGGTTCACCAACCAATGGTAAACCATGAGCTCACGAAGTGTTCCGCCCCACCAAGAGAAACCAAGATCGTATACGTCCTCCAGACCAGTATGGCTGGCGGTTAGTACATCGGGAAGAGAGACTTGGACATAGATAGAATCCAAGCCTACGACCCGAACCATTTGCTCAAAATGAGCAAGTGAATCGATCTGATCTTCGGTGGTACGCGTATCATCCAGAGGGAGACTCCCCTGACTTTCGACTGCACCGCTAAGCGGGTTATTGTGGTTGTTAGTCAAGTGGATTCTCCTTTAGATTCCAGATGAGGCTCGACGGATCGGGATCGTCCCTTTCCAGAAGAGCTGAGATGCCCAACGTCCACCATGGACGTGGGATAGTGCTGGCTTTGCCGTCCGGCGCAGGATGCGCCGGCCCTTGGTTCTCGAGTTGTGCCTCGCGGCACAGCAAGAGGGAAAGATCTGGCACGGGAATGTGCCAGAATCCAAGAACGGCCGTGACAGCGGCTAAAACCGCTACATACACGGCTCCGATCATCAGTAGATCGGGTCCGTACCAGCCACCGTATCGTCGATCACAGTGATCGACGAGTCCAGCGCGTTCGCGAACATGCCGACGGCATTATCGCGCTCTTGCTGTGTGGAGTACTGGTCGAAGGTGAACACGCAATCCACGTAGGATTTGCGGATCACCTCCGGTTTGTCGACGCCGTTGATCGTCTCAGTGACGACCACCGGAACCTCGAGCTTGACACGAACCTTACGGTTCGCTCCAGTCGAGCGCCAGCCCACGGAGAACTTGATATCTCCATGGGGGGTGTCGGCTGCTTCGCGAAACAGCGCGACGCTGTTTCCTTGCGCAAAGCCCGCAGGGCTAAACGTGTGGGAAACAGGAGTGGACTCTCGGTCATCGACCGAGAAGCTAGTGATTTGGGCCATAATGGTCCTTATCTGGTAGTTCCCAAGATCAAGACATGACTATCTGTCTCTTGGTACAGGTTCAAGTACCCGCGGAATTGCGGGTACCCAAGGTTCCTTCCGTTATGGCCGCGAGGCCACTATAAGAGCAAGTCCTGACAAGAGCTTGCTAGTATCCAAATCCAACTTCGGATATGGTAACGGGATAGGGAACGTGTTGAGCAGCGTCCTCTGCATAGAGGTTGTGTTCAACGCAATCGAAGGCCACGTTCCAATTGCATCACCGTGGGAGTTAGGAACCCACGAGCAACTCAATCGGTTCTTCAACCAGAGTGTCTGGTATCCTGTCTTGAACTTTGTCCCAATTCCTATAGATAAGGACTTGAGGAAGTTCCCGACAGGGACAAACCAATCGAAGACGAAGCTAAGGGGAACAAGTTCCCAGGCTATCGCAAGGGGGTTAAGAAGCCCCAAACGATTGAGGTCGTAGAGGGTCTCGCTGGCAACAGCAAAACTCAACCCGACCTCGACGCCTCTTCGCTTCGTACCAATAGTTGTATTGTGAAGGGAGTTAATCCCATACCAATCCAACTCGGACGAGGAATAGCTAGAGTCTTCCTCCGCGTGACTTACGCGGAAAGCCTCAGTTTCTTCCAAGCCCTCCGCCTGAAGCTTACATGCTGAGTAAATATCGCTCATCATGGGCTTCCAGGCATACTGGTACTGAAGATACGCAGACGCGGCGCCTTTCGCAACACGAGAAGGGTGACTTCCCGTCGTACGATTGGAACCCACGAAATATTGTTCAACAATATTCCGTGCCTCACCAGCATTTCGACGTTTGATGGCCCTGAACAAACGGGCCGCCGAAACAACAGTGTCAGCGACAAAGGCAAGAGTCTCTGGAAGTTCACCCAGAGCGACGCCCAAGTCAAAGTCATTGTTCCTGACCTTACTAAGTACGATAGACTCGCACTTAGAAATCAACGCGCCCGGAATATCCGGAGCGTGGGGGTAGGTCGGCGCACAGCCATAGGCTAATGCGTTTGGGAACGGCTGGTGAGAGCTAGCTTTACCCTTGTAGAACCTCCCATCGCGGGTATACCCATACTCGCGGTGAGAGATAAAGGAGAAGAACGCGTCATATTCTGTCGCGTCCACGTAAGTCGCGCCCACCGGTTGGGTCGGCGTGCTATCGCTTCGAAACGTCCGCGTCTTGATCGGATGATGGGTGGTGCTACCAGTCACAATACCGTTACTTACGTAACCTTGTTCCTGATAGCAGTCATCCCAAAATGTTCGATCATCGCGCATGGTTTCTTAGCTCCTTTCGGG